GATCGGGTGGTATTCCCCTGGTTTTCCGAAATGCCGGAACCTGAAAACATTCAGGCCTACACGCATTTCATTGCCGTCCTCTGCAAGCTCTCGAAGGATCTTAAGCGGACCAGCAATACAGAAACACCGGTCACGAATGAGAAGTACGCATTCCGCTGCTTCCTTCTCCGGCTCGGATTCATCGGAAAGGATTACAAGGCAGAGCGAAAGATTCTCCTGAAAAATCTCTCCGGCAACTCCAGCTGGAAGAACGGTGCGCCGAAGAAAGACACCGCTGAGAAGAATGAGGAGGTGCAGGCATGAGGACGATCAGATCTGAGCAGCTGG